GCGAACAGCTCGATCGCCTGCTGCAACAAGCCGCGGTGCAAACCGCCAAGGGCAAGGGCGGCAAGAACCTGAAGGTCGCGAAGGAATCGACGGAAGACGCGGACGACGCCGCCGCTGCCGCAGCGGGCGACGATGCGAATGCTACGCCGCCGGCCGATGGCACGACGCCCCCGGCAGCTGACGATGCAACGCCGCCCGCTGATGGTGCCGCTGCACCGGACGCTGACGCCGCTGCAGGCGACGCCGCTGGCGCCGCTGCAACCGGTGACGATGCGACGCCTCCGGCAGACGACGGCAGCACGCCGCCGGCTGATGATGGTTCGACCCCGCCGGCCGACGACGCCGCAGCAACCGATCCGGCTGCTGCTGCTGATGCGGCGCAAGCTGCTGATGACAACGCTGCGGCTTCGGCCTCGGACGCTGCCGCTGCAGACGCTGCTTCGACCGGTGAGCCGACCGATGCAGTCGGTGAAGACGCTGACCTCGGCGATGCTGAAGCCGAAGAAGTCGAAGGCGAAATGGACGCGGTCGACGAAATCGAAGACCAGGAAGAAGACGTGCAGGACGACGTCTCGAAGCTCACGGATGCTACGGAATCGCTCGAAGGCTGTGTGGCCATTCTCGACGCGGCTGCTCAGCGTGGTGGTCTGGACCTGTACGGCGCGTCGCTGCTCCGCAACAACCTGAACACCGTCACGAAGTCGCTGAAGGTCAAGCCGTTGCTGATCCCGGCTCTGGAAGACCTGGAAACGCCGTCGGCCAAGATCGATGGCGCGAATGGCGCGAAGGACCAGATCGTTGCGTTCATCAAGCGCGTGATCAAGGCCATGCAGGAAGCGTTCGCGCGTCTCGGTCAGTGGATCGTCGAAACGTACAAGCGTCTCACGAATGCCTTCTCGGCAGTCGAAGCGCGTGCGAACAAGCTCGCCGAACGTGTCAAGGCATCGAAGATGGTCGAAGGCCAGATCGACAGCAAGGCGCTCGCGAAGAAGCTCACCGCGGGTGGCGTGGCCGTCGATGACCTGTCGAAGTACCTGAACGACCTCGCAGCGTTCGCGAAAGCCATGAACGATCCGAAGACGTACGCACCGTACCTCGAAGCGATCGATTTCGCCGAAGAGATGCTCAAGACGCCGGAGAAGGAAGAAGAACTGCGTGGCAAGATCTCCGAAGCGCTCGGCAAGTGGGCGACGCAGATGGAAGCAATCGGTCACCGTGCTTCGTTCAAGCCGGCCGACGTGGCAATCGGCAGCAACGAGAACGTTCTCAAGATCCTCGCCTTCGCCTTGCTCGACAATCAGGTGCTGGTCTCGACCATCCCGTCGTCGGCCGAAGGCATCCGCGGCATGACGAGCAGCGTCTCGAACGCATCGGCTGATGCAGGTTCGGCCAGCGTGCCGGCACTCGACCAGGCAGCAGCGGGCAAGATCTGCGCGCAAGTGGCAGAACTGGCCAAGGCTGCGAAGGAAGCAGTCGACGGCGGTCGTGGTGGCATCAAGGAACTGAACGCTGAGCTGAAGAAGCGCAACGACACCATCTCCGCGATGGCTAACAGCGCGCTCGGCCAGATCATGGACGAAGCCGGCATCAAGAGCGAGAAGTTCCGCAAGGCTGCCGTGTTCTGCAACTCGCTGCTGATGACCGCACCGAAGCTGCCGATCCACGCGGTCAATCGCGCTCTGCCGCGCAGCCTCGGTTACGCGCTCGACTACGTCGCTGCCAGCCTCGGTGGCGCAGCGGAAGAAAAGAGCACGGCCGTCGCTAAGGCCTGAACGTAATACGTGAGTAGGGCAGGGGAGGCCGCAGCCTCCCCTGTCTGAACCTTGCACACCAAAATCGGATACTGGAAAATGACATCCTTTGCAAAAACCATGCTCGGCCTGGAAGAGTTCGCTGAAGAAGTGAACGCCTCCATCGCGCCTGAGCAACCCGTGGATGGCGACTTCAGCGAAGAAACCGCTGGCGTCGACTTCCCGCAAGAAGCTGGCGACATCGACGGCGACGTCGAGCAGATCACCGATGCAGCACAAGGCCTGGAAGACATCATCAGCCTGGTGGAAGATGCACCGGGCGAAATGGAAGCACCGATGGAGCCGTTTGTTCAGAAGGCTGTGAACGTCGCGCTCGAATCGAACGACCTCGTCGAAGCCAGCGGCGGCGCCGTGGCCCTGACGGGTGACCAGGGCAGCAACCCCGACAAGGGCAAGGTCCTGGAAAAGATCAAGGCGTTCGCCGCCAAGGTCTGGGAAATGCTGCGCAACTTCGGCAAGCGTATCGCTGCCTGGGTGCGTGAGACGTGGGCGAAGTTCACCGATCGTATCGTGAAGAACGCCAACCAAGCGCAGAAGATCATCGAAGCGACGAAGACGCTCGCGACGAAGGGCGATGCGAAGATCACCGACACGGGCCTGCTCGAAAAGATCGCGACGTACAAGAACGTCGAAGTCGGCGAAGTCATGCTCGCCGTGTCGGAATTCGCGAACGACCAGGGCGGCAAGGCGTCGGTCGAACTCACGAAGGAAGCACGCACCTGTATCGACGTCGTGGCCAATGGTTCGTCGTCGGCTGATGGCGTGATGGACCGTTTCCTCGAAGCGCTGGCGAAGGCTGGCGGCGAGTACGACGAAGACGCGACGGCGGAACAAGCCCAGGCTGCGGGCGCCGCTGCTGGCACGAAGACGCTCGTCACCAAGCCGTTCTTCGGTGGCTACCGCGCGTTCTTCACGGTGCCGGAAAACGTCGAAGCCCTGAACCACTGGAATCACGGTGTCAAGAAGCTCGACGAAGTCAAGGCGCAAGCAGAAATCGCGGCGCCGGACGGCAACGAGATCAAGGCGATCGCAGAATACGTGGTCGGCCTCGGCCAGCTCGTGAAGATCTATCAGTCGAACCTGAAGACCCTCGACGACCTGAACCGTCAGCTCGACTCGGCAGCCAGCAAGGCGAAGGCCGGCAAATCGGACAGCGCCCAGCTCAAGGCTATGCAAGCCGTGGTGCCGCGCATTATCAAGGGCCCGCAAGTCGCCGCCTACGCGTACGCAACGTCGGCCTCGACGATCGCTCTGCAGTACTGCATGGCCGCGATCGCAGCCCACCGGGGCGAGAAGGCAGCCGAAGCAGCTCCGGCCGCTAAGGACAAGGGCGCTGAGTAATCGGCCTGAGTGAGGAGTGAGGCCTATCTTACGACAGGCTTCACTCTGAAGCCTCCATCGACTTCAAGAACTGAGATCAACATGAAACGAAACCTTTTCACTGCAGCACTGGAAGCTGAAGCCGGTACTGTGGACATTGCTCAAGTCACCGAGCTGTCGACGCTGCAACCGAAGCCGGGCTTCACGGAAGACAAGAGCCTGACGGAAGTGAACGTCGACGACGTCAAGGTCGACAAGGCCTTTGGCGAAGATGCCGATATCGCCGAGCACGACGAGATCGACACGGTCGCGGAAAGCCAGGAACATACCCTGGCCCTGGAACACCTGCAGACGATGTCGATGCGCTACTGCCGTATGGCTGCTGCGCTCGAAGAAATCGCAGAACAGGCTGAAGCCAGCCTGGCACCGGCCGAGCAATCGGCTGAAGAAGTCACACAAGGCGAAGACGCGGGCGAGCCCGTGCCGGCTGCTAGCGGTGATGGCCTGACGCCGGAAACGGTGAGCCTGCTGACCACGGCGATCGACGCCGCAGGTGTGGGTGAGCCGCTGTCGGAATCGGTTGCCCTCGAAGCGTTTGGTTTCGACCAACGCGTCGCCACGGAAAGCTTCATCGACAATCTGCGCGAGCGCGCCGAGAAAGTCTATGCGGCAGCAGCGAAGTTCATGAAGAAGGCCTTCGAACTGACGGCGGAAAAGCTCAAGCGCTTCGCCGACTACTTCCGCGGCACCACGGCCATCTACGCGAAGCTGGAAAAAGAAGCAGGCATCCTGGCGAGCGTCGCCGGCAAGCCGTTCCAGAACGCGAAGTGGGAAAAGGCGGTGCAGGAGCGTTTCTACGCGCCTTCCTCGACCAAGTCCCCGATCGCTGCTGTCGAAAACTCGATCGCTGAATTCAACGAACTGCTGAAGATCGTGAATCGCGTGTCGAGCGACATGCACTCGCTGAGCCAGGCATGGGTGCTGAGCGAGCCGAAGGATGTCGTCAACCGCATGAACGCGGCGATCACCTCGGCCAAGCCGCTGGCAGAAGTCGGTCGTTCGAAGTTCCAGCACTCGTCGGTTGTCGTCGAAGTGAATCTGCCGGAACGCCTCACGGTCGAAGGATCGGGCGGCATGGAAGGCCAGCAAGTCACGTTCGAAGAAGGCAAGCACGAATTCTCGGCTGGCATCAAGTGTGCCTCGGCTGCAGACGTCACGAAGCTGAAGGAAACGGCTGGCAAGGCTGATCGCGCGATCGACATGGCAATCAACGCCCTGTTTGAAATCGGCGACGATTCGAAGACGCGCCCGCATCGCAGCGGTGGCGGCGACGACGCCGAAAGCGCACGTCGTCTGCTCTCGAAGTATTCGCATCTGATGCGTTTGCTGTCGGATCTGGTGGCGGGCACGACCTTCGGTTCGGCTCATGGCCTGTACTTCAACCACTTCGGCGCGTCGCGTTGGATTCGTTTCTCGATCTCGGAAGCGAAAGCGGCAGCACGTGGTGCGAAGTAATAAGCCTCCGGCTTAAGTAGTAAGTGTAGAAGCGGCGGGCACGCGCCTGCCGCTTTTATGCTGGCTATATTGTGATCGGAGCTCAAATTCCCGTGAGGTACGTATCTACGCGGAGCCTCTTTTGATAACCTGTAGTCGGATAAGACACCATGAAAAATCGTAGTCCTTTCATTACTGCCGCGCTCGAAGAGCTGCAGCAAGAGGCGGGTCAGGACGTCTCCGCAGTTGACGCCGTGGCTGAACTGGAAGCCGGCCCCAATGCACCCCCTGTCACCGAAACCAAGATCGAGTCCGATACGGACGCGGTGGCGGAGCTGATGGAAAAGAATTCGACGCTGGCCGCTGAAAACGACGAACTGTCGGGCGAGTGTTTCGACAACGACGTGCAACAGATCGAATCCACCTCGGACACGGTCAACACGGATCTGGAAGAAGCCGTCTCGGCAGGCGCTGCGCTCGAAGAGCTCGCCTACATCTGTGATCTGGCGGTGAAGTCGGGTCAGGCCAACCACGCAGCGGCTGCCGGCTATGCGATGGCCCTCGAACAGATCTCGTTGCGTGCCGGCCTCTCCGGTAGCCTCGCGGCCCTGGAAGACGGCGAGCTCGCCGAGAAGGGTCCGGACGGTCAAGTGGGTGCGATCGGTGACGCCGCGAAAGCGAAGTCGAAGACCATCCTCGAACGCCTGATGGCTGGCATCAAGAAGATCATCGCCTGGATCGTTGGCGTGGTGCGCAGCATCGCCCAGAAGTTCAAGGGCCTGACGGCCAAGGCCGAGAAGGCCATCGGCATGATCAACCAGATCGATGGCAATGCCGTGATCGACGACGAAGCGTTTATCAAGTCGCTGCGCATGGTGAAGAACGCCGGTGATGCGAACGCCCAGTTCCGTCGCTACGCTGAATTCGCC